CACCGGCAGACGTTAAAACCTGACCTGCCGTTCCAACCGAACCATTAGCCGAAACCGTTGAAGTAGTTGACAACGTAGTAAATGAACCGGCTGCGGCAGTAGAGCCGCCAATCGCCATGTTGTTCATTGTTCCAGCGGTCGCAGGATTAATGGTTAAAGTGCCAGTACCTGTCGGCGCAATTGAAATTGATGCGTTGGCAGGGTTCATATTGAACGCACCATCAAGCGTCAAATTAACTGCACCACCACCGCCCCATTGCAAACAATTACTACCGCTGGCCGTTCTTAACCCACCACCCGCAGAAGTGGTTGCATCTAAAAACGGACTAGCAAGCCTTGTGCTTCCTGTAACCACAGTTCCGGTTATCGGGCCTGGCGACGTAAACGTTCCAGTTGAATCTGCAAAACTCCAAGTTCTATTTACCGCGCCTGTCGTGCCAGTTTTAATATTAACAAGACCATCACGCAAAGAATTAAGATTTGCGCCACTAGCTAATGACAAATCCAATTGGTTGCCGTCGTTAGTGCCGCCAACAATCAAATATTGATTAGTGCTTAATTGACTTCCAAGACTAGCAGTTGTCAGCGTCATGCCTGTTAACGTGTTTGTCCAAGTAGGAGCAGACGCACCAGCAACCATTGCGTAATTTGTTGTGCCAAGAGCTAAAAACGTTGTTGCTCCCGCACCTGATTGGTAAGGAACCGAACCTGTAGCACCACCTGCAAGATTTGTCGCAGTCGTTGCACTTGTTGCGGTTGCCGCAGTACCGCCAATAGATAAACCGGCTGCTGTGCCAGTTAAACCAGTAGCAGGGCCGCTAAATTGTGTTGTTGCCGTAACGGTTGTGCCTGTAACGGCAGCAGCTGTTGTGCCGCCTATAGTTGTGCCGTTGATCGTTCCACCGGTAATGGTTACGTTATTGGCATTTTGCAACGCCATTGTGCCAATACCGCTAATTTGCGCAGAAGTTAAAGCAATTGTTTGCGAACTAGCCGCAGTAATTTGACCTTGAGCATTAACTGCAATAACTGGAACAGTCGATGCGCTGCCATAGGTATTAGCTGTTACGCCTGTATTTGTAATGCTGAATTGGTTAGCTGATAACGTTAAACCTGTGCCAGCCGTATAAATCGCAGTATTCGCAATCTGTACCCAATTAATTGGCGTTACATCAATAGTGCCTGTGCCATGATTTGTGGTTCCCCAGGCTGTTCCTGCATTGACCGAGCCGCCACTTACAAAAAGATAAATATTTTGTAGTTCTGCGTAAGTATCGGTATCTGTAGAACGACTCCAAGCACCGGCAGCAGCAACGTAAACGCCATTAAATTGCGCTGACGTTTGGTCTTTAACCAAAACCCGCTGACCTGCTGTAACTGTCACGCCGTCAATCGTCAACAACCCTGAAAGCGCTACCAAATTAGCTGTTGTGGCCACCGCAGCAGGTTGCAATAACTGTAAACCTTGAGCCGTAGCGTCAACATACGCCTTGTTTACTAAATCGTTGTTTGCTGTTGGAGCTGTGCTAATTGTGCCTGTAGTCAGCGTCAGATTAGTAATCGTTGCATTAGTTACAGGCGTAGTTAAACCAATTGTTCCACCGTTATAGGTCGAATTGGTAATAGCTACGTTGTCAAACGAACCGCCAGAAGAAGCAGAAAACGGAGTACCAGCAGGGCCAATCAACGTAATTAGTTCGAAGTCCTCATTAAAAATGCCCTGAACCGGCACAATATTAATTGTTGACGTTTCTGCGACTTCGTTTGTGTCATTTGTAGTTGTCATGCCGCCTCACAATTAAAAATCAGGGCCGAAGCCCCGATTCTTACGACTGATCTGCCATAGGTGTAACGTAAATGCTACCTGCGTTTGCGCCGCTAGAAATTGCCGTAATCGAGAACTGATTTGGCGGCACAGCCACAACCATTGGCGAAGGCATAGAAATGCCCAAAACAATGCTTGTTGAAGTATTACCAGCCGTTGGCAATACTGCTGCCCCTGCCGATGTAGGAGTAATCGTCACAGCTACCGGAAAGTTATTTGTATTTAACAAACCTGCGTAGTTAATCTGATCGTTGCCAAGCGGCGTACAAGTTAAAGCTGTTGACGAAGTAGAAGTCACAGCTATGCAAGTAGTTGGGCCATTAACTCGAAAAACTGTAGTGTTAGCCATTACTTACCCCTTAAACAGCGTTTACAGGTGCTGGGCCTTCTAAGCGCACAACTTGCAAACTATAAGTGCCGATAGCTGGAATTTGTGCGCTTGCAGTAACGTTAGCAAACTGCATAGAAAGCACATTGTTTGTTAAACAATCAGCCTCGCCAACAACAACACCTGTTGTTTGTGCGCCGCTGTAACTTATAACTTCAACCAGATCAGCCGTTGTTAAGCCAGGCAATGCAAAGGTTTGAATTGCTGTTGTGTTTGCCGAAACAGTTGTCGGAGTTAACGACGGTTGAATATAAAAAGTTTCGTGCGAATTACCGCGAGTAACTGTGGTGCTAGACATGATTTTGTCCTTTCAAAAATTTTACTAATTATAGGCTTTCATGCGAAAAAAGCCACCCCTTGTGAGAGTGGCTTAGTCCGTTTTAGCCCAATTAATAATTAGGCGTAAGTAGCAAAGTCATAGCCATAAACGTAAACGTCCATAGTGGCTGCAGCGCCTTGTGCTGTGCCAACATTAACGTATAGGTTATCGCCTGTGAAAATAGCAGTAGATGCAACTGTACGCTGACTAACAACTGTCGAAGAAGTCAGAGCCGACAACGCTGCGTTAGCAACAATTGCGGTTCCACCAGCCGACGGTGCTGTAAACAAACCAGCGGCAGCAGTTGTCAAACTGATCGAAGCATTCGTGAAAACCACGTTTGAAACAGACCAATTTGTAGCGTTAGCGACAGTCAGTTTGGCTTGGTCGCCTGTTGCATTTACGTTTACACCTGTGAATACCGCTAATAAACGGATTGCCTGATTCGACAATACGTTTTGCGGGTGAATAGTTACGGTACTTGCTGGGCCTGGATTCGCCATAATATATATCTCCTAAATTAAGCTGCAACGCGGCAAGCGAGTTCTTGGTAAAGCGGAGCCCAACCGTACAGCACATCTAAACGTGTCGGAATCGAATCGTTGTTGATGGTGTATTGACGGACAACGCGCATTGACAGGCCAATTTCCTTGTCGCTTGCACGACCAGCAAAGTGAACGCCTTCTGGCAATTCCAAGTCAGCTACTGCAAGCGTAAATGCGTTGCGGTGCATGATAATGTTTTGCGGCGAAACTGTACCAATCTTGTCAAACTGAGTAATTGCAGCAGTTGCCGAAGTTGTAGGAATCGAAACGTTCTGGAACTGACCAGCAGTAATAACAGCAGGAGAAACAGTTACCGAAACAGACGAACCAGAAGCAACAGAAACAGCCGACTTAACTACAAATGAACGCAGCTTGTTCGAGCCGTAAGCTTGACGATTCTGTGGGTTGACTGCAAACACACCAGCAATTGTGAATGTGTCGCCAGCATTCAGGTTCAAAGTACCGGTGTTAGCTGCTGTCAAAGTGATTGTTGACGAAGAAGCCCAACCAGTAGTCAAGAAGCCTGTTGCAGTAGTTGTATTAACCGAACCTGTCACAGTAGTTGTGCTGTTTGAGCCAAACTGTTGTGAAACAACGTTCTGATCCAGTTTCCAGTTCATACCGCCAGAATCACGGCCCATCAAGCCCTTGCGGTATTGTGCGGAAATTGCTTCTTGTGGCACAAACAGACCTTTCAAGCTGTCAACAATAGTTGCGCTTGTGAACGGCTCAACGATACATGAACGACGGCCATCGCGAGGTGCGCCTTCAGAATCAAGGTAAGCTTGACCTGTCAGATATGTTATCAATCCAGTCGGCGGCGTTCCGGCTGTGCCAACAATGTTGGCTGTCTGCGCAGTAGCCATAACCAAACCATCACGGTCAATTTTGTTGGCAATAGCAGCAACAGCAGGTTTCAGAACGCGATCAGAGAACGTATCAAGGCTTAAAGCTAAGTCTTGAGTTGTGAACTGTGTGTCAACGTGAAACTGTGTACCCAAAGTAACAGGAACCGAAGTCTCGTTGAAATCTTCGATGTTCAGCGCAGGGCCAGTTGTACCGATGAAACGGCCAGGGCGACGAACGTTTACTGTGTTACCAATCTTAGCGCCGATAACAGCGAATTGATCGTCATAGTTACGGTCAACTTCCGAAGTGAAAGTCAGTTCATTCTCCAAGACCATCAACGCCTCGTTGGTGATCTTGCTAATGGTTAGCAAGTTATTTGCCATTTTGTAGCTCCTAAAAAGAAATTAATTAGCTACCGAATCTTCCCCGACTTTCGCATTTCTTTCCATTGCTGGATAGTGCCTGTAAATTCGCCCTTATCATTAATCGGCGTATCTACCGCACCAGAAGTGCCCTTAATCGGGTTAATCGGTGGCGGTGCTTTACTCTTTCTTACCGCAACAGCTTTTTCCTCAGACGGAGTATATTTAGACTCCAACTTGCCCAACTCTTTCAAAGCCTGTGGCAGCGGCATCCCAGCGAACTTTTGCGCGAAATCTTCGTTTTCAGCCAAGTGATAAAGAATTCTTGGCCCAACGTCGCTTTCCAAAATTGCGTCTCGTATAACGTCGTGAATTACAACGTCAGACGAAGCGATCATCTCGTCATAGTCCGGCAGCTCTTGTTTCGCCTCATTGATGCGCTCGTTCCAAGTCGATAAGACTTTTTGCTGCGCTTCTTGAGCCTTAACATTAGCTTCAGCTTGCTTTTCAGCCTGGATCATTCGTTTCGCTTCGTACTTAGCTAAGTCTCTAGCATAGTCAAAAGCGTCGTTGTAATCACTTGGCTGCGGTTCATCAGTCTGAACCTGTGCTTGCTGTGGCTGCTGCTCCAGAGCTTTTAAACGTGCTTCTAAAGCCTCGCGCTGCTGTCGCTCACTTGCTGCCTCTTGTCTAGCAGCATCACGCGCTTTGCTTAACTCAGAAAACCGCTTTTCTAGCTTTGGGTTTTGTTTCTTCGGTTGCTCTGTTGCTTCCGCTTCCGTCTTAGCATCGGGTTCACTCTGCTCCGCCTCTTGGACAGGCTCCGCAGGACTTTCGTCAACTACGGCCTCAGTCGGGGCATCATCAGCTAAACCTAACTTGTTTGCATAAAACTCAGCTGAATTTTCACTTGTTAAAACGTTTCCTGCTTCTTTTACTTCTGACATGAGTTTCCTCAAGAATTTACCCAGTTTGCCTAACTGGTAAGGTTTTGCTAATAATAATCCTGCTTAATCTATTGTGCAACCTGTTGCTGCATAATTAATGGATTTTGCTCTTGGTCAATATCTGCAACCGCCCTAACCATCGCCCGATCCTGCTCCGCATTCCTACGGTCTATCTCTAAATTCAGGCGGTTTGTGTCCATGTTATGCAATAACAATTCAGTAATTGCCTCAATTTCAACTTTGTTCTGGCTGGTAATAGACCTAGTATTTTGGTCATTGACGCGCACTTCAGCCATAGTTTCAGTATTGTGAGCTTTAGCGGTTTGACGCATCAACTCGCGCTTATTCTCGTTGTCTTGTTTGACCTGCTCAATATCTTGACGCTGTTTCATGGCCAATTGCATAGCTTGCAACTGTTGCTGTAGCTGTTGATTCTGAGCTTCAGCTTGTTTCAACTGCATTTGTACCTGCGGAGGAATCTTGGAACGCTCGTCAATCTGTGCCAGCGGGTTCAACGTAGCCAAACGGTCAGCAATAGTATCTGCGCCAGGGAAATCCATATTTCGGAACCACAAGTCGCCAATCTTATCCATCAACGCAGGGTCTGCCCCTAATATTGGCGTCATAGCCTCAACAGCTTCTTGGCGTTTTGAGTTGTAGCCAGGGCCTGTTTCCATCACAACGTCGTATTTGCCGACAGTCACATCATTCATTATGTTGCCCAACGCGTCCTGTTGATTAACCGTCAACAAGTCTGGCTTTCCATCTTCGCCAATAATGCGCAAAACCCGCTCTGTGTCGTAAATCTTAGGAATCAAATCAAGAATTATCTTGCCAACGTGACATAGGCTGCGTGTCAGGTTGTCGTAATAATCAAAGTTTGTTAAATCAATCTGTTGCTGCTGGCCATTCAAAGCCTTGCCGCTTATGTTACCTGTTGGCATTTGGCTAGGGTCAAATATGCCCATGATCGCTTGCATATCGTTATTCACGCCCTGCGCTGCTGTAATTATTCCGGCAGGTGGTGGTTCAGGCTGCAAGCGTATTGGCGCAGGTGCTGGCCGACCTTCAATATCTGTCTGCTTATAACGCAGGTAAGCATTAGATTTAACGTTAGCCGATGCCCAATCAGATTCGTGACCTTCGTCTTGGCCTTCGGCCATAATCCATTTTGCTTTAGGCGCTAATGCTATGGATTCGGTCAAGCTTGTTTGCCAGAAGTTGTACATACGTTGCGGGTCTTTGCCGAAACGTACCATGCCAAACTTCTTACGCTTGTCGCCAACAATCATGTGACGACCATAAACAGGAACCAACGGAATATATCGCCCAGGCAAATCACGTTCCTCAAGAACTTGAACGCCGGTAAGCTTCTTCCACTTGATAACCTTCTTGAAGCTGTCGCGCTTGGAAACCAAAGTAATACCGGCAGCATCCATTTCGCGCTGGTCTAGTTCATCTTCATAAACGTGTGAACCGTCGGACAACAGGCACAACTTAACTTTCTTGCGCCATGTGTAGAAGTATTCAGCCAGCCGAATATCTTCTTTCATGATCCACTCGTTCTGGCTGTCACCTGTACCACGCATAGACCAATTGGTTTCGTCTGCGTCTGGATACATCTTTTGGAATACTTCTTTGCTCATAACGGTGGTAATCATCGCTTTTTCAGCGTCTGAACCGTCTGGCAATATTGAATTCGGGTCTAAATAGACCGTAAAAGGGTTATCTACAGGGTCAATATAGATTTCTTGGTCGAATGAATCTTCCGACATGTAGTTTGTATTGACGCGAATATAGCCCCAACCCATGCGCACCGCATAATCAAAGGCGTTGTCATAAGCATAATCAGCGTTTGAATTTACTTCGATGTGGCGAATAATGCCTTGGATGATTTGCGCTTCTGCCGCTTGTTCATTGGTATTCATTGCATGAACTTTGATTCGCGGTCTTTGCTGACGCTGCTGATTAATAACCTGCCGACAATATGTGTCTAGCTTATTAATGGTCAGACATGGTCGGGATTCTAGATTCCGGCTGTTTTGTAGCTCAACCGGCCATTGATCGCCATTGACGAACTTCAAGTCCTCCAACGCTTCTTGACGATTCATAGTGTCAGCGTCGTTGCAGAACTTTAGAAACTGTTTAGCTTCTTCGATAATTGGATCGTAGTCGCCTTGTTGATTATTTGCCATCATCCCATCCAAGAATTAATTTGTCCGTATTGCGCAGACTGTGGCCTTTGCCTTGTCTTTCGTGGTTCTTGAATCATTAAGCCGATATACCTAAAAGCGTCAGCGCCATGCGAATAATGGTCATGCAGCGGCGTTCTGCTGAATTGCTTTGTATCCGGATCGACTTCGTACCGGTAATGCCGCAGACATTGTAAGCCTTCAGCGGTGTTTTCTCTATCAAAATAACATTTTGGGAATATTGTACGCGCTGCATTGATAGAGTCAACAACCGGAACTTTATCCAAAACCCTTGTTTTAAAC